AAGATAACCTTTAGCTTTTCCATCTCAACAGATAGCTCATCAAGGCTTGAGCGCAGCGGGTCGCTTTCTTTGACCAAATCCTTAAACACTTGGTCAAACTTTAATGCCTTTTGCACTTGTTCATTTAGGTCATTGCCAGCGCGAATAAGGGTCTGCGCTCCAGCACTGATACCAGTGACGATACCTTGCTGGATTGCCAGTTGCGTGACGTATGCAACCGCAGCCGCTTGGTCTTCGCCAAAGTTCTTAACGCCAGCGCCTTTAGTGCGGCCAGCGCCAGTTGGGTCAACCACAAAGTCCTTGTTACGCATACCAAGGCTAACCTTGACGTTGCCGCCCAAAGTGCCGCCAAGCTGCTCTGCCATGCTGCCCAAGCCCTTGAGCAAGCCAGTAGCCATTGTGTTAGCGACATCTTTTAAAGCTGCGTTATTGCCAGTGAGTGCAGTTTGCATACCTTGACCAGCTATCTGCGAAATGGTTGCAGAAGCTGTTTTGGTTTTCTTCAGCATACCGCCAAGAACACCGCCCAATATGCTACCAGCGATAGCACCAATGGGGCCAAATGCAGCACCACCGATAGCACCGCCAACCTGTGCGCCCATCTTGGAGGACTTAACACCTAAGCCCTTAAATATGGCATCCACAGATGTTCCCACTTGAGCGCCAGCGGATGCCGCACCAAATGTTTTACCCAATTTACCTAAATCAAAGCCAGACTTTTTTAAGGCATCGCCTAATGTTTTTCCTATTGGGCCAAATGCCTTCTTCAATTCTTCTTTGTCAAAATTAGCTTTAAGCGTGACCACAATATCTTTTAATCCGCTGGCTGCGCCACCAGCAATATCATCCAATAATCCTATAACGCCTTCCAGTTGCTGCTTTAACCTTTCAGCTTCTTTGCGCTCCTTTTCTAATGCGCTTTCTCCAGCAATGATTTTGCCTTTGGCCGCAGAATAACGCTCCCAAGCAGCAGTCGCTTCATCAAGGCCAAGGGCTGTAACATACTTAGCAATGAAGCCTTCGCGCTCCAATGCCAGTGCCGCCCTATCGCGCTCTGCCCCTGTCAGGCCAAGCAAGGATAGTTCGTCTGCCAAAGCCTTTATGGTTTCATCAATTTGCTTGTTTGCATCTGCACGCTCTTTGGCACGCATTCCCTCAAGAAGCGCAGCGCCCAATGCCAGCGTTTCATCCTTTAAACCAACCTTAGCCGCCGCAGCCGCCTTTTCAGCAATCTCCATTTCTTTCAATTGAATGGTAGTCTTGCCAATAGCCGCAGCTTGCTTTTCCAATGAAACCAAATAATCTTGAGCGGACTTCAGGTCACGTTCAAACTGCTTTTGCTCATCCGACAAGCCAGCCTTCTTGGGCTTACCTTCATTGCGCTTTTCGATAAGTGCAGCAGCCTGTGCTGCCAAACGGGACTTGGTTGCATCTATTGTGTTTTGTTTAATCTGAAGGCCAATAGACTTCATGCCAGATAACGCTTCGTTGTAACGGCTGGAATAGGCATCAAAGACAGCCACAGTCGCCTTTGCAGCAGCGCCAGCATTTTCGTTGGCAACTCTGCCCAACTTGACACTTTCGACCTGTGCAAAAACAGCAGCCATGCCCATTGAGGTCAAGACACCATTGGCTTTCGTGGTTATAAAGTTGATACTGTTAACCGCTGCATTTATTAATATTTCAATGGTTCCAATTGCGGAATTGGTTGCTTGGACAAACAGGTCACCCAAAACTGCTGGAAGATTTTTCCATACGACTTTGATGGCATCAAATGAACCAGCAAAAGCTGCGTAGATGCCAGCAGTCGCCATGCCAGCGCCTTTTAATATCACATCAAAGGCTTGAACGGCAAATTCGCTTATGGATTGCCAAACCTTATCCAGCCCAAGCCCTTCGCTGATTGTTGTCCATACTCCTGATAGCACATCGCCAAACGTAACATGGACGCTTTCAAGTTCGCGCATTTCCTTTTTGGTCAAGCCAAGGGAATTGGCGTAATCTTTAATCTCGCCAGTTTCGCCAACGGCAGATTGAAATTGCTTAAACGCAACATAAGCAACAGTTGCCGCCGCAGCTATGCCCAGCAAGATAGGGTTGGTTACGATTGCCAGCGTTGCCGCAGCGACCATTGAACCCAAGGCGCGGACAACGCCGCCGATGCCGATTTGGGCTTGCGTCATAATGCCGCCAATTTGAGCGCCCTGCTGGATAAAGGCGGTCAAAGGATTTGCACCGCTGGCAATCTGAACGCCCAAATCCTGAAACTGGAAGCCAAGGTTCATCATGTGATGCCGAGCAAGTTGACCAGTTTGACCAACTGCACGGTTGGCATTTGCGGCAGCGATTTGCGCTTTTTCGCCCTGCTGAATGATATTCGTCATGTTACGCATTGCCGAACCCGTGCTTTGGGCGGCAGTGCCTACATTGCGAACATCTCTTTCAGCATTTCCAGCAGCCGCACCAAGCGCATCTAGGTCTTTGGCAGCGGTCTTTACCTCACGGCTATCGACGCCAACTTTTAGGGTTGCTAAATCTGCCACGCTGTAACCTCGCTGAATGGTAATTGCTTATAGCGCAAATTTATGCCCTTGTCTTGCCAACATTGATTTTATCTGCCCATGATGACATTGCGTCTGCAATTTTCTGCCGCCGTTCGTTTGTTATGATAGATGGGTCTACCCAAGGTGGCGGACAACTGGCTTCACTGGCCTGTCCCAACATATAAGCATATTCTTTGGATAGCGTGCGGACAGCCTTGGCTTCCCACGGTGTTAAGTTGATGCCTTGGTTAAATTGCCAAGCTACAAGGTCAATTTCATCAATACCAACTTGCCCACCCATTCCAGATGATTTAGTTGGGCCAACTTCAAACAGGACTTCAAGCAAGTGAGCGCCAGCCTCAATAGGAGGCATGGCGTCCGACTTGGTTTCGCGTCTTGGGCGCTGGGCTTTCGACGGTATTGTGTTAAGCCACGCTGACTGTTTTACGAACAGGGCTAGTTGTTGGAGCGTCTGTGCGAAAAAAGTTGGCGCGATTACCGACAAACTCCTGCACTTGCTCTTTAATCCATGACCATTCGGTATAAACCATGCGAGCATTGTCAGGCGTAAGTTCAAGGTTTTTGCCATCAAGAGCAAAGCCAGCCCATGCAGTCGTAAGCTTGACCAAATCTTCAATGCTATCTTCAGACAGCTTTTCAGCGTCAAGGTCGATAGCCTTTTTGCCCTTAGCCATTCGGTTCAATGCGGTTTGTTGCTTGCCCATTTGAAGCTTGCGATACACTTTGCTATCTTGACCAAGCAAAGTAATCGTCATTCCCTCAATAACTTCTTCACTTTCGGGGTGAACAAGGTTTAGAACAGCGCCATCGTCAGCCATTAAAGGCTTTAAGCTATTTAAATCCATTAGAAACTATCCTTCTAAATATCCGACTTTTGTCTTGGGTAGGCAAGTCGGATAGTGATTGCCTACCCAAGTTCTTCTAGCGTTCTAGCTAATTAGACTTTGATAATCGAGTTGTCAATTTCCAGAGTAACTTCTGCCATCGTGATAGCATCAGCATTACCGACATTGACCTTGTAAGACATAACTTGCGAAGTGAAATACTGGATTTCACCGTTCACAAGAACAACCTTAACCGAAACAAGCGCATCCGTGCCAGCAGCCGCTTCAGCAGCATCTTGCAGAACAGTTTGACCAGTGTCTGCATCAGATACAGCCATCGTCAAAGCTACGGAACCGTAGTTGAGCGAACCACGGCGCTTGGCGACAATGCCAGTAGCAAGCGGTGTGTGTGTAGCAAGAGCAGCTTCAGCACCAAACGAAGGCAATTCAGCCAATTCGCCGCAAGGTGAAAAAGTAAGCGCACCAAATCCAGCGGCATCATAAGTTGCTGGTGCGGTGGTCGAAACGGAAACAACAGTCCCTACGGACGAAACAATATCAGACATTTAAATTACTCCAATTGCAAGTGGTTCGATTGTTATAGCATTTTTTTTATTACAAAGTAAGCCTATGTTAGCTGCCTTGTAATGTCGTTGACTGTGACGCGAACCATCCCAGCAGGGGCTTGTCTTGACCAGCCCTCAAATTCAAGTCGATAGATATACGGCAAGTTATTTGTAATCCACAAAACATTGCCCGTTGCTTTAGATATTGCGCCTAGTGAGCCAGCAATAGTTGAAGAACCGCTTGCGTCAGTCGACTCTGTTATGTTGTCAGTTGGGCTACCAATGCTGGTAAACCAGTTAGCTCTTGCACGGCCAGTGTCTACAGGCGTTTTAAGCACGATGCCTGTAACTAAGTCCAAGCATATTTTACGCACTTGAGCGTCAGCAGTCTTGCTGGTCTTGTCAATGAATTTGCTTATGTCTAATTTAAAGGTGCTCATACGAACGCCCGATAAGCAATGCTGACAGGGATAACAAATCTATCGCCAGATACAAATGCAGCCGATTGTGATACGCTTTGAATGGTCACTGTAACGCTACTGTAAGTGAACCTATCGCCACGTTGGAATGCAGCGGCCACAGTATCAGCAACAGTCCTGCCAGCGCCCTTGCCAGCGTCCACAGGTGCATAAACAAGCACTTGGTATATACCGCCCAGTTCATCGCTTGAACCTGTGGCAATGCCTATAGGAATGGTTGCGCCTTGCAACAGGCTTTCAGACACATAGATTTGCCCAGCAACAGGCGTGAATTTGGTATTCTCCCAATGCGTAGGAAGGTTTAGCGTGTCTAATTGTGTAGCCAACGCAGCGGCTATTTGCGAGTTACTCATCTAAAATGTCCACAAGTTGCATATCTATAGCCACCTTTTTGCCGTCATCTAGCTTGATTATGTAAGCTATTACTTGGTTATGCGTATCATATAGAACGCTGTCCAGAATACCTGAGTCCCATTGTGATGGAAAAAATACGCGCTCGCCCATAGGTATCATTAGTTTGCCCTTATTTGACAAATGTAAATTACATCCTCACCAGTAAGGCGAATAGGCTGCACATTCATTATGCGATATGTTGTGCTGTCAACCAATGCCAAGCAACCAACATCAGGGGGCGTGCTTATCAATTCAAGGATTAAACGTATATCACCAGCCTTGATGCTTGTGCCGTCTACATCCTTTTTTTGATAAAGTGCTGGATAACCTTTGCCCGTTATCGTCGTGCTAGTGTTGGTTCCAGTAACTGCGCCTGTTATTGGGTCTGTCCCGCCATACACAGGAAAGATAATGGACACCGCTTCGCCATATTTAGCAAGCAGCCGTGATGCTGTTTGCGCTTGGCTACTCATGTGCGAAGTGGCCTAACCACAGCAAACCCGCTTTCAGATGCGGAAATTAGGTATGGCATAACCAT